GAAAAACAAATAAAGAAATTGTCGAATGAAAGTTAACGCAGAAGGTTACGCACTAATCAAGAAGTTTGAAGGTTGTCGATTGAAGGCTTATAAGTGTCCTGCTAACGTGTGGACTATCGGCTTCGGAAATACTTTCTACGAGAACGGCGACAAGGTGAAAGACGGCGATGTAATCACGCAGCAACGAGCTGACGAGTTAGCTAAATTTATAATTGACCAGTTCGCCGTTTCAATCGCACCGTTCATTTTGCAACCACTTAACGAGAACCAATTTAGCGCGTGTGTTTCACTTGCGTACAACATTGGAACAGGTGGCTTTAAACGTTCGTCGGTATTTAAGAAACTAAACATTAACCCAACAGACCCAACAATAGCTAATTCGTTTCGTCTGTGGAACAAAGGCGGTGGTGTTGTTTTGAAAGGTCTTGTTCGTCGTCGTGAAGCTGAGATACAATTATATTTTAAAGCATAACGAAAATTATATTTTAACGTGAATACAGAAACTGAAATTGCTTTGATACACGAACAGCTTCAAGGAATGGACAAGAAGATTGACCGAATATACAACGTGTTAATCGGTGACGACCAAATGAAAATCGAAGGTCTTGTAAGTAAGGTGCAGAAGCACGACAAGTATATTCAGAACCAACGTCTTCAAGTCGCTCGATTGAGTGGTATTGCGACAGCTGCTGGTGTTATTGGTGGGTTAATCGTTCAGTTCATTGTAAAAGTATTATGAAGGAATGGTTAAAATCTTTGTTAACATCGTGTTCAAAAGTTAGTTCGAAACGAATTGTTGCTATATTTGTTGTCATTAACCTAATCGTTTTCAGTTATGTTGCTACTTTTACACACTACGTTTGTCCTATTGCGATGTACGACACTCTCGCATTGTTGACAGGTGGTTTGTTTGGTGGTACTGTGATTGAAAGATTTACTAAATCAAAATCAAATGACAAAGGAACTAACGACAGCACGACAAATAGCAGCGGAGATATGTAGTAAGTTTTCAGAAACACCCACGCTTACCTTAGCGAAAAAGTTGTTTACTGAATATCCTGAAGTCTATAAAGACACCGAACACGCGAGGTCTTTAATTCGTACAATTCGCGGAAAGAATGGCGAATTAAAAAGAAAAACCACAACAGATAAAAAATTGTTCGAAGAAAAACCACGACCATTGAACCCATTTGCACTTCCTAAGTCTTACGCTAAAAAGCGTAGACACGTCGAAGTGAAGGGAACGAAGTTTTTAATTCTTTGCGATTTACACTTTCCTTACCAAGACAACGAAGCTATTGAGTGCGCTATAAATGAAGGCATAAAACAAGGCTGTGATTCAATCATCTTGAATGGTGACGCGTTGGACTGTCACATGATTTCAGACTTCGTTAAAGATCCGCGCAAGCGTAAATTCAAGGACGAACTTTATTCTATTCGTCAATTCCTTGCGTCATTAAGACACACGTTTCCAAATGCGAACATTTACTACAAAGAAGGCAACCACGAAGAAAGATACTGGCGTTACATGAGAATCAAAGCACCTGAGTTATTCGACATTGACGCGTTCGACTTTCCTTCGCTTACGCATTGCGATAAGCACGACGTGAAATGGATTGACGGAAAGAGCAAACTGAATATCGGTAAACTTTCAATCTTTCACGGACACGAGTTCGGCAAACAATTCCTTCCGTCGGTAAACGTAGCGCGTGGATTGTTTATGAAGACAAAAGTTTCTGCGTTGTGTGGACATCATCACCAGACAGCGGAACACAACGAGCGCGATGCTAACGGCAAGTTCATTACTTGTTGGGGTGTTGGTTGCTTATCTGAATTAAGTCCTGACTACAACCCTTATTCGAAGTACAATCACGGGTTCGCAATAGTTGAGAAAGGCACGAATGGAAGTTACAGCGTAAAGAACCACAGAATACACGAAGGAAAAATACTATGAATAGAAATATACTCGCAGCAATACTGCTATTTACCGGAACATCGATTCTTTGGTTGGTCGTTTGTTGGAACATTTGGGGAAAAGTTCATGCAAATAATGCAACAACTGAAATACAAAAACAAGATAGCGTTATCAATTACAATGCTGGCAAATATGACCGCCTAATTCAAGAACAAATTGAACTTTACAAACAACTTCGAACGTATGAAGATGCTCAACTTGCAGCCAAAACCACCTATCAAAGAACTCGTTCTGCTATTGTTATTCGAGATACTATTTATAGGGTTGATGTTATCCGTTTAGTCAACTCCTGCGATAGCGTTATTGCGTCCGATTCGCTTGTTATTGACAATCTAAAAGAACAATTAAACATCGAAGAACAAAAGATTGACAACTTGCAAGAAGTCGTTGAGGCTTATGAACAGAAGACCGATATTTTGACCGAAGAAATTAAC